AACTAGGCTAATAGCTTTACTAAAAATATTTTGAAGCTGGCGTTGGAATTTTTTCCCAGATTGGATAATCTCGTTGAAAGCCTTCAAGCATACATCTTTTAATTCTTCTTCAGATACTGTTCGGCCTAAACAATTTGGAAGGTCGCGGTCATGAATTGAAAGGCACCGCCATCTAGCCCTCCTTTTCCCATTTGTTTTGTAAAAAATTCGCTGATAGATATCACCGCAATCGCCACAAAATAACTTTTGTGAAAAGCAGGAAGTATTATTAAAGTGCCTTGTTTTTCCGCAGGGAACCTTGATTCCAGCTCGGCGGCGTTTTCTTTCTTCTTGTACCCGGCGGAAGAGTTCTTTAGGAATGATTGCCTCATGGTCATCTTTGATGTAGTACTGGGGCATAATCCCTTGGTTGCGAATCCGTTTCTTGGTTAAAAAGTCGATGGTGTATGACTTCTGTAAAAGAGCATCGCCGATATACTTTTCATTTTTAAGAATTGAAGCGATATTGGAATCACCCCATTTAGTATTACCAGCACCGTTGGGGATGCCATCAGCAGTTAGACGCCGGGCGATTTGTTTGCAAGAATATCCTTCCAAATATTCGTAGTAGATGCGTTTCACTATTTTGGCCTGTTCGGGGTCAATGATTAGGTGGCCGTCCTCATCTTTGGTGTAGCCAAGGAACCAATTATGGTTAACCATGACTTTCCCTTGTTGATAGCGGTATTGCAAGCCGAGTTTAACGTTTTGCGATAAAGATTGACTTTCTTGTTGGGCTAGGGAAGCCATAATCGTTAAAAGGACTTCACCCTTGGCGTCAGTGGTTTTGATGTTTTCTTTTTCAAAGTAGACGGCGATATTCTTTTCTTTTAGTTGCCGGATGTAGTGGAGACAATCGAGAGTATTCCGGGCAAAACGGCTAATTGACTTGGTGATGATAAGGTCAATTTTACCGGCCATGCAGTCTTCAATCATCTGGTTGAATTGTTCCCGCTTTTTAGTGTTAGTCCCAGAAATCCCATCATCGGCATAAACCTTGACTAGATCCCAACCGTCATGGTTTAGGATGTAGTTGGTGTAGTGGCTAACTTGGGTTTGGTAACTAGAGTTTTGTTCTTCGTATTCGGTACTTACCCGGCAATAGGCAGCTACCCTTAATTTGGGTATATCTTCTTCGAAGGGAAACGGCTTGCTCCCGATATGGCGGCGGGCCGGAATGATTTTCATTTTTTTGTTGGGCATTTAAGATTCCTCACTTTCGATTAGCTGGTACAAGTATTCGGCCTGTTTAGTGGGAATATTGTACCGGTGATGTGATCGGTTCATTTTGAACTTAGTTTGGGGATAAAACTCCACCTGCTGTGTTGGTAAGTTGGTACGTCCTAAATGTAAGGCTCGCTGATGAAGTTCAGTTTGGACGCGGTTAAAAATTTCTGGTGTTATCAACAGCGGATAGTACTTATCCCCAAGATAGGTTTGATTGATTAGGATCCGTTTGATGGCACCGTGGAATTTAAAACCATTTTTTAAGGCGACATCTGTCAGGGAGTCACCATTCAGATAGTCCTTAAAAATACTTTGAACGCGGGGTCCATTAACTGGGTCAATTTCAATCTTGCCATCTTTGATGTGGTAGCCAAAAGTAACGGTACTCATCGGCTTCAAATCCTTTCTGGTAGCTTTAATCCACAGAACATGTGGAAAACTATATGTGAATTATCTTCAATTGTGATTTTTTCCACGGCTTCTTCAAATAATCGAGGATTAAACTCGGTTTGAATCGGGTGGTTATCTACGTAATTTAAAAGTTCACGAGTGGCAATAATCAGACTATCATTTTTACCGATTGTGGAGCGGAGTTTAATCAGCTCTTGCCGGTACTGATTGGATTGGTCGATTAGCTTGGTCGTCTTGTTCATCATTTCTTTGGGCTCAATCAAGTCTTGAGATAGCATCGTCATCAAGGTATCACGTTTTTCAGTATTGCTTAAAATAGCAGATTCTAATTCTTTAATTCGCTTATACTTGCGGTTTGCTGGCTGGTTTCGCAGTGCTTGAAGATAAGGTTGTAAAAGTTTTGTTCTACTGAAGATAAGCTTATTTATCATGGTCACAAAGGCGACTTCAATTTGGCGTTCATCAACTGGCTTAACCGGGCAAGACTTCTTTTCCTTAATATGAGTTTGGCAAGTCCAAGTTACCCGCTTAGCCTTCTTTTGGCGTTTAAATGTACCGCCGCAATGGCAGTTAATCTTGCCAGAAAAAAGATACTTTTGCCGGTACTTCTGGCTACGGATCCTGGTGTTGCGTTGCTTAGCTCTTTGCATCAGTAAAGCCTGGGTTCGTTCAAATTCATCAAGGCTGATAATAGGTTCATGGTGGTCTTGGTACCAGGTCATTGTCTCTTCATCGTAGTTGATGTGACGGTTGAAGGCATCGTCGGTATAAGTCTTTTGCAAGCGCAGGTTGCCGGTATAAGACTCATTACGGAGCATAGTTCGAATGGTACTATCGCTCCATTTACCAACGGATGGTGCCGGAACGGTCAAACTTTTAGCGATTGTTAGACTACTTTGGCCATTTAAAAAGTCGACAAAGATTTTTCTAACTACTTTGGCTTGGTCCGGGATAATTTCAAAGTTTCGGTCATAGCCATATGGCGGAGTCGAAACCTTAAAATAGCCATTGGCCATCCGAGTTTGAATTGACCAGCGGTTGTTAGCGGCAATTGATTTTGATTCACTTTCCGCCATGCTACTAAGGACGGTTAAGATGAATTCATCGTCCATATTGCTGGTGTTCAGATTTTCCCGTTCAAAGATAATGGGGATATTGAGCTCTTTTAGCTGACGGACAATATCTAAGCAATCGGCAGCATTGCGAGCAAGTCGGCTAATTGACTTGGTAATAACTAGGTCAATTTGATGAGCGGCACAGTCCCTTAACAAGTGAAGTAGCTCTGGCCGTTTATTCTTCTTAGTTCCAGAAATTCCTTCATCGTAGTAGATTCCTGCAAGTTCCCAGCCGGGGTGGTTGCTAATGTAATGTTGATAGTGTTCACGTTGAGCCTTAAGACTTTTTAGCTGCTCGTCGGAACCGGTCGAAACCCGGCAATAAGCAGCAACTCGTTTTAGCTCCCGGCTGGGAATAAAATTTTGCATGATCTTTGTAGTTTCCATTGTTTTTTCCCTCCTTTCATCAGTCATGCATGTTAGCTCTGAGTTTTAGACACATCAACGAATTAAGGTGTTAATGAACCCAGTAATGGCGGGAAAGTTTGCCGATTTTCTTGTTCGATTCGTTGGGCAATTTCAGATGTGATTAGTCCTTGTTCTAATAGTTCTTTAGTGATTTCCTGCGCCTTTTGAAAAAGTAGTTCATTTTGAATTTGTTGATTAGTAAGGGTCATAGTTTTACCTCCTCACTGTTAGGACAGTTAGAGGCAAAAAATACATTGGTTTTGGCGAAAAAAATAAGGCCCACAGGCGAATGAGCCCATGGACCTTATATTTATAGCAGTTGATTGACGCGTCTTTGAACGGCAGTTGGATCGTATCCAGCCGCACGCAGTTTTTGACTACGTTGGGGGTCATTGCCCCATTTACCTTGAATGACTTCACGGGCCAAGGTGTCAATTGATTTCTGATTTAGTCTTTGATTAATGGCTGCTTGAATAGAGGAATAGTTATACCCAGCCGCAGAGAGGCGGTTCTTGCGGTCAGTGCCGTTACCCCATTTACCAGCTAAAACTTCAGCAACTATTTCATCTGTTGACTTTAAAGGCTTAGTATTGACGCCATAGCCATTCAGGCCTTTTTTTCTGATGATAGCCGGATAGTCGATGTAGGAGTAGTCTAGGTCAACGTTACCGCTAATCCCGGCGATTGAACCAGTGGAAGAGTATTGCCAAATCCCATAGTTTCCGCTGTAATTGAGGCGGGGATTATATTCGGCAATCCACAAAGCATAACGACTAGCAACTTCAGGTGAGATATAGTTTTGTAGCGGTGATCGTGAAATATAGAGCCCGGCATAGTAGCCATGATTTTCAAGCTCTGAGCAAAAAGCACTAACTAACCCGGAGCAAAAGGCAGGCCCCTGCTTAAATTGGTTCTTTTCTTCAAGGTCAAAGTAAATCGGGTAATCAAATTGTTTTCCGGCAATGGCAGTTAAGCAAGTATTGGCTTCTAATTTTGCGTCGGTAGCGGAGTCCGCATATGAGTACCAATAGGCCCCAACCTTGAGACCAGCAGTTTTTGCCCGACCGTAGTTTTGTTCAAAGTATGGATCCTTTTGGTGAATCGAATGGCCATAGCCAGCATTGATAATCACGAAGTCAATCCCACTTGCTTTAACGGCATTAAAATTAATGTTTTTTTGCCACAGTGAAACGTCAATTCCTTTATAAATTCCCATTTTCATCAATCCTTTTTATCCTTGTTGTTTTGGAGTTGTTCTAAGACATCTTTGAGTTGTTTGGGAAAGGGGAGTCCTAAGCGTCCAGCATTTTCTAAAAGGGAAATTCCTTCGTTGGAAATGTAGAAACAAATAGTGGCGGTTCGCAGTGGGGTGCCATGTTTTAGTAGGTGCATATCGATGATATTTGCGAGGCCAACCAAGATGAAAATAAGGACTTTTCGGTTTATGCCACGTAGGCCCACTTCACTGGAAAGTTTACGTTCACTAATCGCACATAGAATTCCCGTTATATAATCGGCAATTACAAAAGTAAGGAGGGCATACAATAAATCATCCAATCCGCCAAGGAACCAGCCGATGAAGCCCCCAAGGACTGCCCAATACATACTAATAATTTTTGTTTTGATCATATTGTCACTTCTTTTTTAAATCGTCTGGTGGAGTGGTCGATGATTCCATTGCTACCTTGCACTGGAGATAGCGGTGCCGGTACTTTATATCATCGATGAATTTGATATTGTACCAGTGGCCGTTAAACCAAATTTCGGTTGATTCTTTAACGCCTTCAATATAGCGGAAGGTCATGGAGACTTCTTTTTCCACTTTAACCATTGCAGCAGTGTAGTACTCTGTCCCGTGAAGGTTTGATACATAGGCCCAGACTTCTGCTAACAAAACAGTCTTAGTCATTGGTTGGTAGGTATTGGGATTGCGCCCGTAAGTAACCTTGTTATAGAGTCGAATGCGGTCGCGCATTTCACCAATATTTACCAGTTTTGAATTATCTTCCCCAGCTTTTTCCATCAAAAGGCCTCCTTCCGATAAGGTGTTAAGATTGCCCGCAAAAATTTGATCATGGCATCAAAATCGGCCGTTTCCCGGTATTCATATAGATAAGCTACGGTGTATAAAATAGCGGTGCGAATATCATCGGGGACCACATCGTAGTCGCTAATTGGATGCCGCAGAATGTTTTCAATCGTGGAAACTGCGGCTGCAATGAAATGGGTAATTAAATCATCCTCAGTGGTGCCATCAACCCGGAGGTAGGTTTTAATTTCTGCTAAGGTGGGTGTTTTGGTATTTGCTTCATCTTCCATTTACTCACTCCTATTTACCAGCGCCCATCTTCAAAGTTGTTAAAGCTTCAGGAAGAATGGTCTTGGCATCGACACGTTGGGAACCTAAGAAGCCAACTTGACCATTTACGGCGTACAATTCGTTGAGTCGTTTGAAGGTCCGACCTTGGCGATCAGCAATCCAGTAGTAGGAAAAGTCACCAAATAGGACGGCTTTGTTACCGGTGGTCAAGTTAGGCATATATTGGCTTGTGTAAACTGGACAATTCAGAATCATATCTGGTGCTCCGGCTTGGACAGAAGGTTGCCAGATGTATTGATCGTTCTTGTCCTTTAACTTACGAATAGCCTTAACTGTGTCATCGTTCATCAAAAAGACAGCATTTTTACGGTAGGGTTCTTTAAGTGAGTAATAAAGGTCGATTAATTCATCAAAGGTAATTGCCGTTGCTGAGGCGGTGGTAATACCATCTTTGGCACCGTTAGTATCGTTAAGGATCCCAGTTGGGCGTCCTGTACCATTACCGGTTAGGAAGGCTTCTTCTTCGGCATCGCCCAAACGACGGGCAAACTCAGAAGAAATGTAGTTTGTTAAATCAAAAGCTGAGTCGTTCAGTAATTCTTCAGAAACTTTGATTAACGTTCCCAGTTTGTGCGCACCAAGGGTTACTTGGCTGAAAGTAGCATTACTTTCGGTGTAGGCTGCTTCTTCGTCTAACCAAGCAGCGGTTCCTTCACTAGCAACAACTGGAATCTTGTGGTCACTACTGGAAGTTTGGATAACATGGGAAATAGAGCGGAGGATGTTTTCTTGGTGGAGTTTTTGAACGAGTTGCTTTTCAAATTCATCAGGAACTAAGTAACCGCCGTCCGCATCTGAACCTTCCTTTAAAGCATTCATGACATTGGCGGAGACATTTCCTCGCATCATGTTCCAGAATGATTGGTTGTATTGGTCTTTAGTGTTTGGTACTTTTCCAAGAGTTGGGGTATTAACAATGGCGTTAGTGGTAGGTTGGTTGAGTTCGTTGTCGATGGCTGCTTGTTTGGTAAGGCGATCGATTTCCTTACCGAGAGCAACCACTTCTTTTTCCATCCGTTCGTATTGGGTATTATCCTCAGCCGACAAAATGTCTGACTTAGCTTGTTTTTCATCCAGAAAGTCCTTCGCTTGTTTCCAAACTTTAGCCCGTTTTTCTTGTAATTCGATAATTTTGTTCATAGGTTTGTCCTCCTGAAATTTAGTGTCCTAATAAAGAAAGCCGCCTTTGCAGCGACTTTACAGAGAAATTCGATTTTGTTTTGGGTTTAAGCTTATTGAGTAAAACTAGATCAGCTTGGTGGTCTGAGTAGGTGTAACAATTAGTTGGTGGTTCATCGGGATTACCGAGCATTTCATCGGCAAATCCTAATTGAATTGCCTTGTTGACGTTCATCCAAGTTTGATCATCCATCATTGCCGAGATTTTTTCACGTGGCAGACCAGTTTTAAGTTCATAGGCATTGATGATGCTTTCTTTAGTTTCATTGAGCAGTTGGATTGCTTTTTGCATATCTCCAGCTTCTCCTTTGGCTAGCGTAAGGGGATTATGAATCATCAACATCGCAGTTGGAGCCATTGAGACCGTTGTTCCAGCCATCGCAATTACCGAAGCTGCCGAAGCCGCAACGCCATCAATCTTAACGTTCACATCATCTTCATAGTTCATCAGCATGGTGTAAATTTGACTAGCAGCAATGCAGTCACCGCCGGGCGAATTGATCCATAGTTCAATTGGACCTTCACTTTCGTTGAGTTCATCTTGAAAGAGTTGTGGGGTGATTTCATCGTCTAACCAGCTTTCTTGGGCAATTGTACCATTAATGGTTAATACCCGTTGGTTAGTCGGACCACTCCAGTTCCAAAAATATTTCATTGATTTGTTTCCTCACTTTCATTTTTCTTGTTATAGAAACTACCTGCTTTATCCAAGGGCAGCATGTTCCCGTTAACTAAGTACATGTCACCACCTTGTTCGCTAGGAATTTTATTCAAATCTTCAAGCTCTCGGATATCGTTGGCAGAAAGCCAGCCGTTTTGGCGCCCAATCGCATAACCGTTCATGCGACTTTCATAATCGCCTCGTAAAAGCCCGTCAACGTTGAATTTGACGAAGACCTTACCTTGTTCTTTAGGTGAGAGTAGTTGTTGATTCATGGCTTGTTCCCAACGGACGCACCAAGGATTTAAGGTGTATTCAACAAATTCTAGCGATTGCTGTTCAATGTTTGAAAAGGTAGACCGGTCTAAGTCTCCGATTAGGTGGGGTGGGATTCGAAAAATACGGGCAATTTCATCAATTTGAAACTTCCGGGTGTCCAAGAATTGGGCTTGATCAGGCGGAATCGACAGTTGCTGGAAGGTCATGCCTTCTTCAAGGACAGCAATGTTATGCTGGTTGCTTCCTTGAAATTGGGCATTCCAACTTTTACGTAATCGTTCCGGATCCTTGACCACATTTGGATGCTGCAAGATTCCGCTTGGGGTGGCATCGTTTTTAAAGAAAGTTTCTCCATATTGTTCGGCGGCCATTGATAAGCCAATTGCGTTTTTAGCCATGGCAATTGGGCTATAGCCAATCAAACCGTCAAAGCCTAGTCCCGAGATATGCAAAACTTCATCTTTTAGGAGAATGATTTGTTTGGCTTGGTTTTTAGCACCATATTCATCAAAGTCCTTTGTGTAGGTATAATACAGTTCACCATTTTGTGCCCGGTTGACGTCCATTTTGTTAGGCATCAACGGGTAGAGACCAGTAATCTCACCGCGTCCGTTGCGGATGATTTGGGCATAGGCATTGCCCCATAAAAGCAAATGGCTCATTAGTGTTTCACGAAAAACAAAACTGGTCATTTCTGGATTAGGGGAGTCATGCAATAAGAAATAGAGGGGATGCTTTAAATCCCTTTGCTTGCTACCTTCATCCCCATAGCGATAAACATGAAGGGGCAGTTGGGCCAAGCTTTCTGCTAACACAGATCGGAAGAGCGTCGTGTAGGGAAAGAGT